CAACATACTAATACCACTAGCTGTTCTTCCTACACCTTGCACACCCGTTTGTCCATGTGCAAATGAGGGAAAGCCAGTTGACTCGTCAGCTAGTACTCGTGCCTTATCAAATAGTTGTAAGTTCTCACCTGCAACATTTGGAAACTTAGTGCCAAAGATAGCTTGCCCAGGAGCACCACCTTGTCTCCTAAAGACTTTGCCTGGATATACTGATAGGTCTTGGCCTGGAACTAAGTTAGTTTCATCTACCTCTATTAATAAATTTCCTGACAGTACTGCATTATCTACAGCCATTCTCATAAAACCATTCATTAGAGTTTGTGTATCGTCCATGTTCTCAGCAATACCTACACCAAAGAATGAGTATGGGTTTAACTCATACGGTGCAGCCATGTAAGGTATCTTAGAAGGTTTAAATGGATTAAGAACCATACGAATTAGTTTACCATTACAAATCCATACGTTTGCCTGTAGCTCATCCATCTCTGTTAATTCTTTTGGTATGTCTACGCCTTGATCTTCTAGCATTGCTACGTCACACATACCCCAGTATTCAAATACCTCAAATCTATCTACACCATGTTCAGGGAGCATAGTCAGCTAAATCATTCTCCCAATATTCTTTATCATAGTTTTCTCCAAGTGCAATAGCCTCGTCAATAACCGTTGATCGAAAGTAAGGACGCTTCTTTAGATTACGCATTTGTGAACGAGATAGCTTATGTCGTTCTATTACGTACTGAGCTTCATCTATATTATTAGCATCTGGATCAGGATAAAAGTTCCACACAGATACATGTGATACCTGTGGTATTGTTTTAAATGTAGGAGAGTACTCACCTGTTTCGTCATCCCAACTAGGATACTCTTTGTCTACAGCAAACGGTCCTTTCATAACACCAGTACCAAACAAAGCCATTTCAAAAGAAGTACTGCGTAAATGTTTAGATGCAGAGGACTCATCAAGCTGATCCTGTATTTTCTTTTGCATCTTCTTTGCCGCAATCATAGCAGGACTAAATGTTACAGATGTAGGTGTAGTACCTGCTCCTTTTTTAATATTGTCTATAGGTTCTAGTTTATCTCGTAGTTCAGGGTTAAGTAACTCTTCTAACGTTTTAGACGTAGCACCTTTAGGAATTTCTCTACCGTCACCATTAAAGCCATAAGGCGATACTGGATCGCCCCTTTCATCTTCTTGTAATTCTTTAGGCATAGCAGGATCAAAAGAGACATTATCAACTACCCCATCAGGAAGTTCCGTAGGATCAACAGTTAAAGGAAAATTATTCTTTGCAAATAATACATCTACTATCTGTCCGTATGCAGCTAATGTTTTTGTTTTAGTTACCTTAATAAATACACGAGATTTTTCCGCTTCAGTAAACTGAACGTCAGGACCATATAGACCACGATAGTTGCGATAAGCTCTGAGCCAACGTTCTTCATCTTGTCTACGATAGTCTTCTGCACGATGATATCGCTGCATAATAAATGGAATTATCTTAGATGTATCTGCGTCTTCTTCTATGGAGTTATCTGTATCCTCAAGAACTACTGCATCGTCCTCAATAAATACTTCGTTATCTTCTGCCATTTATTTTTCCTTAATATCCAAATGTTGCATCTGCTACCTTCATACCAGTAGAAGGTCTACCCATAGGATCATAATCAAATACACTGAAACGAGGTCTTGACATTATACCATATCTTAGAGCGTCATATAAGTGGTCTTCTGAATGTGTGTCAATATCTTCTGGATTCTTTTTATCTAATGGTATTGCAGGTAGTTGAGAAATTAAATTAGTACAATTTTCAAAAAACACTAGTCTTGGCTCTTCTGTAAACTCATCTACCTGTAAACGTCTATGTACTTCATTTTTTCCTGATACTCTTGAACCTTTTGATCTATCGGAAGGACGCCATCTGCAACCTTTCATAATCATCTGTTCAGCTAAACTAGGTCCAGTATCTCCACGTTTGTGCCACAAGCTAGAGTCTAGTACTCCGTACTTAATGTTTCCATCACCTGCCTCTAACTCTAATACCATGTCAGCTAAGTCTGTAGCAAGAACTTTACTTACGTATAATTCTCTATATACTATTAACTTCTCATCAGGAGATACAGCAAACCAAATTACACCAGACTTACTTCCGTATCCATAGTCACATGCTCTAAACTTTACCCAGTTACTAGGAATGTCAAAGGGTTCAATTACATGTATGTTTCTATCAAACTCTGTAAAAGCTGCACCTTCTTTAATGTCCCAGTCACCGTCTAGTAATTGTCTTCTTTGTTGTTCGGGCAGTGACAGTAGCATTGCTTCGTAGTCACCCTGCTTAGATAGATATGGATTATCAGATAAACGTGCAGGAATAAACTTACGTTTAAATAATGCCTTCCCTGCTTTTTCGTGACCTGCAGGATATTTAAGAACTTCCCCTGACTCTATATCTGTTGCGTCAAATGCTTTGTTATGGGCAGCAGGGTCTATAAACATTTTCTTTACCCAGTGATGCCCCCTACCTCCAGGGTTAGTGGTAGCCCTCATGTACACTGGTAGATCGGGTGCAGTGGACCGTAGACGAGAGCGCATGTAATTCCATGCGAATGGTGAGGGCCATTGTGTTAACTCGTCAAAGCCTATCCAACTAAACGCTAGACCTTGGTAGCGCAGGACGTCATCTTCCCTATCTAGGTAGGACATCCACAGTCTCGCACCAGAGGGCGCAGTCCACTGCATCTTACGTTCTGACCATTTAATCCCAGGCCATATCTTAGGGTACATTTCTTGTGACTTAAAGATAAGTTCCCTTAATTCTTCCGTAGTATGCCGTAGGAGCAATCCTGAGAAGGCAGGGTGGCCCATATACCTTAATGGGTCAGCAAGCATCGCATAACTCTTACCCCCACCTGCAGAGCCACCATATAGCACCTCACGCTCACCTGCTGCTAAAAAACTAGTCTGAGGCCCATCATTAGGTTTAAATATAACATTGTGTTGCTCCTCTATCGGTATAGATTCTACAATGCTAACTGGCTTTGGCTTCGGGGTAGCTTTCTTTTTCTTTTGCACCGATACGTTTGGCTTCGATTTCTTCCGCTTTGGCGATTGCCTTTTTCGCATAGTCTGCCCATCTGCGTAAGCTTCCAACTTTGTTTTTTCTTCTTCGCTCATTATCCAACCGTTTCTTGAGTCCTACGTGAGAGATAGATCGTCCTGTGTTTCTAGACAACCAGTTAGCTACTTCACGATACGAATACTGTTTAAGATACTTCTTTGCCTCTTCAAGCATGTTGAGTTCGTTCTCAATAGGTTGAAGTATATCGGGATCGTCTTTATCTAGTTCATATCCGAATGGTATTGTTCTTGAGATACGTGGAATAGCAATCCATTCGTTGTCTTCTTTTATGTCGGTTGGTTGGGGTAACTTCCACTTTTGTAGAGGTTTAGTCATCGTCATCCGTTTGTTTAGGCGGCATAAGCATTACACCACCCTTGGCTTCTACTTGCATCTTTTCTGTTTTAACTAGACCTGTACGATCAAGTAGTTCTTTGGCAGCTTGCATCTTATCACGAATACCTAGCTCAGTAGGATCGTATAATGCATTTACCATTGACATTGCAGCTTTAGGTGCATTACGTGCCATGTAAGTCTGCGTTGCGTCTAGTATCTCTTCTTTAAGTGAATTAACTACCTCAGTAGAAGATGTAGCATCAGAGTAACCTGCAAGTTTCTTTGCAGTTACAATGTCACCACCTGCTTCATCAAATAAAACTGCTAGTAGTTTCTGTTGTTTCTCAGTTAGTGTTCTTGCCATTATACATCTTTCTTCCAAATAATGCAAGTATAAAATTCATTATACCTCTACCTATTTCTGTTGGTGTTGGCAGTAACCATCCTAGTATGAGTAGAAGCATGACCCAAGGGGGTATGTTTTGGTTACTGATAAGCAGCTTTTCTACTGGCCCTGCTTCTACCTCTTTGATAACTTCTGTTGTTATTACGTCTCTACCTGCAGAGACTTCTTCACTCTGCTCTACAGACATTACAGATTGTCTGTTCTCTTTACCTATCTGTGCATTAGAATTTACTGTAGGACCGCCTGACCCTCCTAGCGACATAAGAGTACTCAAACCACAGCCAGATAAAAACAGAGTTAAGACTACCCATCTCACTACATTAACTCAAAATGTGGAGCGTCTATAAAAGGTCTACGCCCTTGTGATCTACGTAAATCTACATAGGCCATCATTGCGTCCTCTGCTGAACTTGGATAAGTTCTTATGTCTCCTTCAGACCAAGCTGCTCCCCACTTGACACTGCATCCTACTTCTTCTGCTGCAGTTTTAAATGCATCACAGATATTGTCGTACATATTTAATTCCCAAGATACATCTGATCCTACATAGGCAACAACATCTACAGCGTGGCTAAAGCCATCATCTTGTAACAAATGTTTACTAGCCATTGTCTGTGATCGTCCTGCAGCTACATTAGCTTTTTGTTCGTCTAAAGTTCTTACGCCTTGTGTAACTCCAAAGTCTACGTCTGTAAGTTGAATAGCTCTTTCTACTACTGCAGTCATAGCAGGATGTACTCCCTCAAGTCTATCCATTGATCTTTGACTTAATCTAAATGTCATCTCATATCCTTTTTCATTGCTATCTTATTGCCCATCGGCTTTCCTGCCATATAAGCTGTAGCTCCCATATACGCTGCTACCACACCTGTCTGTGCAATATAAAATAACCCAAGCAAATCTGCTAGGGCTGCAACTCGTGTATCTGTCATCATAGGGGTAAATAAGAAAACTGTAAATACAATCATCATTCCCATTGCTACCCACGCCATAAACTTTTGTGACTCAGCTTTTTCTTCACGTAGCTCAACCTCAAGCATACGTTCCTTCA